CATCAGTTGCTCTTGAAACATTACGATAGATTTCCAAAATAGTTCCAGGAACTCCAGTAAACTTACCACCATCATCTACAACCACAATATGTAGTTCATCACTATTGATTGAAGAGTTACCAAAAGTTATAACATAATCTGATTGTCCGGGTGCTGAGTCTAATACATTATGGAATTCCCAAGTTCTAACTAGATCACGTGTTTGTGTATTGCTAGAAACAAACTTATAATCATCACCTAGGCTATAAGGATCTTCAAACTGAATTGTGAAGTATGAAGTTGGGCTGAATGTTATTGAACTGCTTGTCAAGTTCACACTAGGAACAGTCGTAAAGTTGAAGTGAGTTGCATTAGTAACATTATTGCACACCATATCGAGCATGTATGAGTTTGCTGCTGCAGAAATTGTCATGCCAGGAAGAAGATCAGTTGTACTAGCAACTGCGGCAAGAGTTTCTTCTTTAGTACAGGTTACAGACAATACAACATTAGCAGCTGCACCTTTTGTTGTGGTGTTACTGATTGATGTGATTTTCATAAACTGTGAACCAAGAAGAGTATTACCAACTTCGATAGTATCTGTTACTTGTAATAGAGATTTTAGCTGTGCACAATTTGCTGCGACAACTTCACTATTTGCTCCCATAACACGCAATACTGCAGTATTTGAATTGACATATACAGGAAGAGAAACTCTAGAAGCATAAGTTGCCAAGTTGATATGAGAATGAAATCCTTCTGAATTACCACAAACTGATACACGAAGTGAATTACCAAGTTCACCAGGCCATCTTGCGATAAACTTCACATCACTATCAATGTTTCCCTCTTTATGAGTAAATGCATCTTTGCTTGTAATGATTGCATATTCAAGATTTGCAACACGACCAGTATTTGCAATAGCATTGAATGTTGTATTTGAAACAAACTGAACTGAAAGAGTTCCACCTTTTGCAATAACAAGATTTGCATTACCCGAAGCAACAATAATATCTGCAGTAACTTCAACTGCAGTTGAATTGACAATAGAAGCAATCGTAGCTTGTACACCAGAATTAACTACATCATTATTAGAACTAGAAACAATTTTATATCCTACAGCTAATTCTCCTGTATTAGAACCAGCTGCAAGAGTTACAAGAGTTGTTGCGTTTGTACCAGAATCGATAGTTACTGGAACTGTAAGTGTATTAGCTCCCGCAATAGTTGTAACTTCTGATGCTGATGAAAGTGAAAAAGCAGTAGAGTTGATGATATCGTCAATTCTAGCATCGGAAGCAAGATAAACATTATTTTGTGTTGTTGCTAGCAATACTAATCCAGGCTTTAAGCCTAGACTTGTTACATTGATAGATGCACCATCTCCAGTAATTTTTACAGTTGCATCATTAGCAGTTACAATGCAATCAAAATCTGGAGAAATACCAATTGTATTGGCAGCTCGAGAAACGTATAGGCTATCCCCATAAGCAAGGAATGATGCTGCAGTGAACCATGTTTCAGCATTTAGATTTGTTGGTTTTCCAAATCTAGTTACTAATGCATCTTCAGAATCAATATTGATTAGTTCACCAACTGGACCCCAACGAAATACACCTGCAATAGCACCATCATTAGATGATACACCAGGAACTATCGTTGTTAAATCAATTTCTCTTGTTAGTACTCCAGGGCTTAATAGCTGTGGCATCTAGTGGATCCTTTTCATGAAACTCTATGTTATTATCATCATATTTATAAAAATTGACTTTTTTACTACTCCTACCTTTTTCCTCCAGGAAAATAATCAATTGGTTCTACAGTTTTCCAGAGCCAATTTTTTTCCAGAATTGGCTCGTCTTCTTCTAACCCATCTACAACCCAACCAAAGGAAATCATGTCTTGTAAAATCTGATCCTCATCAATCTCTCTTAGTTTTATCAATGTATGGATGTTAGTCAGTTCTTTGAACAATACTTGGTTAGTCATCCACCCAAAAAGAACAAGACACATAGTCAAGTCATCAGTTGACCCAGGTTCTGCTTCATAGGAAGTTCCTTTTTTGGAAAATCTACTTAGTTCTTCTATAGTATCATGGTCATTGATGATAAGTTGATTCTGTTCTACAAGTAGTTTTAGCATGGCACAGCCAACGTTCTTGACAAGTTTTGTTGTTCTAACTCCCTTATCATTTTTTACTGTACCAAAACCTGCTACCAGTTTTTTACCCATACGACCCTGATTCATTGTCATCAATAGATTTTCATAATCAAAAGTGAAAAGTAGATCGTTGCCAACTTGTTCACCAAGTGTCGTTACTTCTGGTAGCACATAAGCCCTATTATATAGGATAGCAGTAGAATGAATGATCGAAGCAAAGTCCATCGGTGTAATCAAATTGTTTCTAAAAGTACATGCCTGTTGATAAGGCATTGTTGTAATATCTATACATTGGAAAGCAGAAAAGTTTTGCCCCTTGCCTTCTGAGGTATCAGCTACAATAACATATGTATGTTTGTCTATTGGTTTTATATATTGATGCATGCCATCTTTTGATTCTGATATTGGAGTTCTAAATAGTAATTCTTTCAACTTCCAACCAGCGATAAGTGTACCAGATGATCCCATAAATTGGATATTCTGTTCCTGTTCAAACTTTTCATAATCAAAGTTCATACCTTCAAGCATTTTTTGTTTCCATGCTTCATCTCTACCTGGAATCTTGTTCCATGGTACTTCGATAACATAGTAACCGTTATATTCTTTTGAATCTTTAGGTCGTTTACCATATTCGATAGTTTTATAAAAATGATTCAGGCCATATGGAGTGGATGTTTGAATGATTTTTGTAGTTTGTCCTGATCCAATAGTCGGGAAAACTGAAGTGAAAAACTCTTCATAGTTGTCAACGTGTGCAACTTCATCGAGGTAAACGATGTTGAATGAATACCCACGAACGGCATCGCTTGATGTTGCAGCAGCAATGATTCTTGATCCATTTTCAAGAACAAAGGATCCTTTGTTCCATTCCATAACACCATGTTGTATCCACTTAGGCAGATGCTGATAGGAAGCTTGAATTCGACCTAAAATTTCACGAGCAGTATCTCCTTTGTTAGCCAAAAGCCCCACAGATTTATCTTTATGGAATAGAATATACCAAAGAAGAAATGCTCCTACTGCGATTGATTTTCCACCTTGTCTGGCTACAACAAATGCACAAAAACGTTCATTTTGCATAGCATACATCATTTCTTTTTGCCAATCAAACAGTTTGAAGTTGACCAGACCACGATCCACATGGATGATCTGTACCCATTTTTCAGTGAAGTATACTGGGTCAGCTTTACATTTTACATATTCTTGGATCTGCTCTGCAGTCCAATCCATTTGAGTATTGATACGCTTTAGAAGTTGATTTCCTAAATATCCAGTACGCATTATTTTATCCTAATTTCTACTAACTAATCTATCTGCATAATCTCTTTTTACAAATTTAGGTTTATCAAAAGAATGAATGTATTGTAATCTTTTCGTGTCATGGACTACAATAGAATCATGCCCTGGGTCTTCTATTTTATTTTTATATATTTCGTGTGTTGTACCATGAGGAATTGGAGGCGGTCGTCCCCACCACGACCCGGGGTCGTATCGTCCATCGTCTTTAGTTCTTATTTCTTTTCCACCTTTTGAGTTGAATTTGAATGCATGCACTTTCAGTTTTTCTGGAGAATGCATTATAATACGATGATCACTACCATATGATGCATCATATATTGAAGAACGTGCTCTTGCCATAGCAGCATGTAGTGTGCCAAAGTGTGTTCCTACAGGCGGCTTCTTAGGATCAAAGTCAGGATTATAGGTTGCATGATACACTAACTTGTCCCATGAACTTTCTCTGATGAATTGACGGAATGTTAGCATTACTTTTTTTCCAATAGTGCCAGTAAATCAGCAGTTGATCCAATGAAGAGGTTGTTGGTTACACCACTATCATTTCCAGTATCTCTTGTCAGTTCTTGACGAGA